GCGGCTTTTGTTCGAATAGCTTTGTAAAATGTACTATTAGTTCGTTTAAGTCTGTTAATCTTATTTTTGCTATTTCTTTTAATTCTATTCCGCAGAAGATTTCTACCATTTTCTGTGCTACAAATTCTTCGTCATTTGATTTCTTTTGTAGTTTAAGGAATTCTTGATACCTGCTTAAAGGAATTTCGTTTAAAGTAGATGGAAGTGTTAAATTTACCTTCATATATTTATAACTTAATTTTCGTGTTTTTGTATTACCTAATGTTATAAGTGCCGTAATTTGCACCTATTCCTAGTGTTTCCATTTCGTGGTAGCGTAGCGCGTCTATAGCGTGATTAAAATGGTCTATAGGCTTGTTTAGTTTTACGCCTTGTTTGTCCGTGTCCCAAATGTACGAACGCAGTTCTTTGATTAAATTAGTGCTGTCTTTTGTTACTAAATAATCTTGTTGCTGCATTGTGTCTATTCCGTAGTTTATAGAATCCTTTCCTTTTGTAACGCCTTTTATCGTCTTTCCGTAGCGCCTAATTTCGTCAATGCTTTTCGGTTCGGCACTATCCGCATAAATAGGAACGTTGTTAGGAAGTACTTTAGCGATGTCGCTGTTTAACATTCCTGTTTGATATTTTAGTTCGTTTAGTATTCGTTTTCCGTTGTAGTTGTAAACTTCTATTATTGCTGTAGGGTCGTTCGTATAACCAAAGTCTAAACCTATTCCAATTAAACGCGCTTCGTTAGGCAGTTTGTCGATTGTTTTCCAATTACTAAATATTACGCCTTCTAGACTACCTACTTGTCCTTCTCCGTAAACTTTCCACCAATTCGCCCAATAAGAACTTGTTTTTCCCTTTTCCCTATTTTTTTCTATTTGCTGTATTATTGATTCGTCTAGTGCTTCGTTGTCTTTGTAAGTTAGAATTATAAAGTCTGCGTCGGATTCGTCTTTTAGTTCGGTGTGTACCCAAAATTCATTAGCAGGATTAAAGTCTAAATATACTTCTTTCTTGGTTCTTATTGCAAGTTCGTTGTAGGCTTGGAAGCTTATGTTATTACATTCGTTTATGTAGAGAATGTCGCGTCTTGCACCCCTTAATTTACTTGAATCGTCTGCACTAAAAAATTCTATAAAGCTTCCGTTTAGGAATTCGTATTTTAGTAAACTTCTATTAAAACTGTTTGGATTGTAACGCCCACCCCATCGCATAATCTTTTCAAAGTCGCGTAAAGCACCCCTTCTAATATGCGGTATTGATTCAGCGACTACGCTTATTTCTAAATTCGGAATGTGCATAGCTTTATTTGAAAGCACCCAAAGAATAGAAAACGTTTTAGAAGCAGACGTTCCGCCTTGTACTATTTTAGTTCGCTTTTTTAATTTATGAATCTTGCGTAGTGCCGTTGTTTCCTTCAGGTTCATTTAAATCAAAAAATGGTAGTTCTATATTTGTTTGTTCTACTTGTTGAACAGGTGCGCCATAACCTGAATCCATTAACGCTTTGTATGCGTTTACATCGCCTTCACGTGCTTTTTTAATTAGTGCCAAAGTCATTAAATCTTCCTGTGACATTGTTTCTTTTTCGCCTGTTAAAGGATTCTTTAAGTTTTGATTTACTTCTAGCCAATACTTCGCTATTGTGCTTCTATTCTTACTTCCTTTAGGTCTTCCGTTAGGGTTTCCGCTTTCGCCTTTTTTGAATTCGTGTTTTTTTATGTTTTCTTTATTTGGCATATCGCTGTAATTTCGCTGTTTTCTTAAATACTTTCCAATCTATAAAATGATGTGGTCTGTTAAATCTAATTACTGTTTTTGCATATTGTGGCCAAACAGCTTCTAACATTTTAGCTTTCAAAATCTTTTTTTCTCTTGAATTACCTTTATATAATTCTGATTGGTTGCCTCCTTTCATTTTAGCAGTAGTACTTGTTTTATTAATTAAATAATATATACAAGAAGCAGTACTGCCGCCATTGTGTAAAATCTGCAGACATAAATCTATATCTTCATTATACTTTAATCTCCATCTATAAGGTAAATCATTTTTAATTAATATACCTGAATAAACGTGGCAATTATCTTTAAAGGGTTTTTTTGGGGCCTTAAAGCAAAATCCGTGATATTCAAAACCTGATAAATCTAAATTATTTTTTTCAGCATAATTTACTACATAGTCTAATGCAGCATATCCATCTGTTATTTTTCTTTTTTTTCCATTTATCCATTTTGAAAAACCTCTAATATTATCGTCAAAAATCCAATGATATTTATTACCTGCCGCTTTTGAATGTTCCCAACAAAAATTTCTTGCAGGATAAGAGCCTAATCCTAAATTTGAAAACGGCAATACTAAAACTCTATGTTTTCCTAATGCTTTAATGTATTGATTTTTTTCTTGTGGTTCTACAGCAATTAAATAATTTATTCCTGCTTCTTCAAAAGATTTAGCTGTTAAAGGATTTTCAAATCTCCCTTTGCTTATTATATATACACTGTGCTTAAATTTACTTGCCACGCTGCTCCTTTTTTATCTATTTTTAATTCAAGATTAGTTAAATATTCTTCTGCTTGTCTTTCGGAATCAAATATAAACGTTACCCTTTTAATATCTTTAGTAATACCTATGGCGTCAAATTCTTCTTCTATATCAATATCTTCTTCAGTCATATTATTAACATCCAATCCTGCACTCCAATTAGGAATATCTAAACCCCAATCTTCTAACTTTTCAACATCCCATTCATTTGCTAAACTATCCCAATCCCATTCCCCAAAGCCTACGTTGTCTTTAATTAAAAATTCGTGTTTTTGTTCTTCAGTCCATTCGTCTGCTACAATAATTGGAACTTCTTTGTATTTTAATTCTTTTAGGGCTTTTAAGCGCATATTTCCACCTAAGACAACGTATTTACCGTCTTTGTCAGTAAAAGCGACTATAGGCCTTTTATTTAACATATCAGGAAACTCTTGAATGCTTTTTAAAAGCTTCTTGTATTTTTCGTCTCTTATTATTCTTGGGTTATTCGGATTCGTTTTTATGTCCGTTATTTTTACTTTTATCATTGCTTAATCTAAATAAATTTAAGAATTCGTCTTCGTCTACTTCTTCGCAGCAAAATAAGTTTTCGCTATCTGTTTCAAAGTGTAGAAAGTGTAGTCCGTCTTTCTGTAACTTTTCAATAATCATTTTAGCGTAGTCGTGCATATTTTCTCCACTATCCAAAATGAAGTATTTATTCTCCGTATTCATCGTAGACCTTTTTTAGTTTGCTTATTGTATCGCGCCAACAAGAACCGCAGCTACTTGACATTTGTACCCTTTGATTAAATACCCTTTGGTAGATTTCGCTTAATACTTTTTGTTGGCTTACTGAAATAGTGTTCTGTCTTTCCCTATTGTAAAAGCTGTTTAAGAATTCGTATTCGTGTTCTAGTAGGCAGTTAGGCTTTTTGTATGGGAACATTCTGTTAAGCTTTGCCTTTCTTTCTTCACAGCCGCAGTCTTCGCCTAGTATAAACTTGGCTACCTTCGAAACGCCTGAAACTTCTAATACTTGTTCTACAGTATCGCCTAACCCTTCTGCTTTTTTTGTTCGTCTTTTTCTTGTCGTTGTTTTCGTTTTTTTTTCCATTATTAATTTATTAGTTCGTATTCTTTATTCTTGTAATCTATGTAGTCTTCGCCTACATTTTCTTTAATTCTTTGCTTACAATGTTTAAGCGTTTGGAATATACTTTTAACGCTTATGTTAGTTTCATTACTTAATTGACGTATTGACTTACCTGAATCTTTGTAAATCTCAAATAGTAATTTGTCGTACCAGTGCCACGAACAGCTTTCTTCTTTTATTTTGTTTAGAATTGTTAAATAAGCTTCGTGTTTTTCTTCTTCGTTTTCTTCACTTGTTAAATAATGTAAATTTTCTATGCTTACAATTTCGTATTTATTTCTTTCTTTCAAGTAGTCAATGTATATGTTTCGAATTACAAAATAAACATAGCTTTTATTTACTTTGCCGTTTGTTATTATGTTTTCAGGCTTGCAGTATTTTAACATTCTTAAGTAAGCTTCCTGTACGATATCTTCTGCTAAAAATGTTTCGCCAAACTTTCGAACTACTTCAACGTAATCTTTGTGATGTTCAGCGACTTTTTCTAGCCATTTCATTTATACAAATGTATGATTATTTTTTAATCATTGTATAGACGTATTTTTAAACAATAAGTTGTTAACAAAAAAAAGCCCCTAGTATTGGGGCATTGTTCCTTTTTCGTAAAAGTACCTGCAGACGTATTTATCTATTTTTTTTAGAGTGCTTAAGCTTACATCTTTTTCTAAAAGAAATTTATCTATTTGAACGTGCTGTATTTTTTCTCCAGTTTTTCTTATTTCTTTTATTATTTGATAGCGATTTCTTTCTTTAAGGATTTGCTTTAGCATTTTACGTAGTGTAAAGTCGTCTATAAACATTGTAATCATTTTAAAAAGGCAAATCGTTAAAATCTTCGCTTTTGGATTCGTGTTTTTCTTCGACTACATAAGGCTCACTTATTGAAGCGCTAAAGTATTGCGTTCCTTTTTGACTTGTGCGAACCCATAGTGCTATTTGCTTTTCTACACCTTCTACGTTTATAGTTCCTTTGTAGTCGGGATGCGTTTCTTTTTCTTTTTTTACGTTTTTAAAGATTGCTCCTGTGTTTTGTTTTGTTTCCATTTGTTATTTATTTGTTTTTATATGTTTGTTTTAAAAATTTACCTAAATAATTACCATTTTGGTCATAACAATCACCGTTTTCATATATCCTTATTTTTGTAATTTGGTTTATTGGTTGAATGTTTTTACAATCGAAATCAGGCATAGCGCCAGAGATTGAACACGAATAATTTGACTTTTGGCTTTCCATTAAATTGTTTCTATTATTTTATTATAGTATTCCCTTGCTAGTTCTATTTTTTCTTTTATAGCTTCTATTACAGCTTCGTCTTTTTGTATTTTAAAGACTTTTACGCGCTTTTCTAGTGGAATATGGTCGAAGTTATGCTTTGCTTCTACATAGTGCCTTATTTCGTCGCTTTCTTCTAACTTGTGTTCTTTCCAATGAACGCGCCTTATTTCGTCTTCTACGATTTCGCTAGGCGTGTTTGTTAAGCAATATACTAGAAGGCTTTCTTCTTTGCCTGTAAGCCACATATAGCCCTGTAGTTGGTAGTAGTAATCTTTGTTAGGAATTTCGTCTTCAAAGAATGGGAAAGTAGTTCCGTCAAAGCTTGTCTTTACATCTAGTAAAACTTCGTTCGTGTTTACGTCAGGCGTTCCTGTTATGTAATCGTTTTCAAAGTGTTCTTCGTTCTTGTAAATGAATCCAACGTTTAGAACTTCGTTAGCAAGCGTTATAGAATCTTCTTCGCATTCGTTTCCTTTGTCAGTATAGCGTGAAGAC